GCCATCCACGCATCGAAATATGGTTTGAACTTTTTCGCAAGAGTATAGCAGTAGATGTACTTGCCAAGACCGAACCCCTTCGTTTGAATGGGCTCGCTGGTCTTATACAGCGCTCCGCCGCACACGAGGTTTTCATCTTTGAAGTCATCCACTTTGAATCGACACAGCTCTGCTTTACGGCGACCGCTGCACATTGCAAGAGCAACGGCGCACGCCTTTTTGTTTTGACCGGACGCCAGCAAATCATCAAGAAGCTTGTCCAAAGCCTCGTCGCTCCAGACTGTTTTCTTTCTTACCTGCTGCATAGCCGGATTCTCAATTTTTCGAACTGTCGAACGGAAGTCCTTAAACTCATCCTCGTCATCGAGAATGTTCTCGACATAGTTCGACAAAGAAGAAATTGCAGACTTCAAGCGGCGAACACGCGCAGGCGAGTTCCCATTCTCGTTAATAAGCCAATGCTGGTACGCAGCATAATCGCGCTTGGAAATTTTAGGAAAAAACTTGTTCCCGTTGTTCTGCAAATTCCACACCCAGAAAATATCGATGTCATTGGAGTATCCAGCAATAGTTTTGGGACTACGCTGGACAGATTGCAAATATGCAATGAAGTCTTGCTTCAAACGAACATTGTCTGGGTTGACCTGATTCAAAAGCTCAGGGCTTGTGATTTCATTTTGCTTCGTTTTTCGGGGCATACAAGCCACCTCGCTTTCTGTAGAATTAAAATTGGTTGCGGGCATCGGAGTTGAACCGATTCCTCAAGGTTTATGAGACCTGCGACTTAACCGTTTGTCCTGTCCGCAATATGGTGGGAGAGGTTGGATTTGAACCAACGCAGCCCGAAGGCGGCAGATTTACAGTCTGCTGTAATTGACCGCTCTACCACTCTCCCAAGTGGTGGTGATGCGTAAGGGGGTCGAACCCTTAAATTCCGCCGTGAAAGGGCGGTGACTCTACCAATTCGTCCAACGCACCTCATGGTTGGTGATGCCAGTGAGGTTTGAACTCACAACCTCCTGCTTGAGAGGCAGGTGACTTAGCCGATTCGTCGATGGCACCAAATGGTGTTTAGACGGAGACGCATAGAACACGTTCAATAAGCATTTCTTTTTCGAACCTTACTCCGCATGATTGACCATTCTTTGCTGGTTCGTATCTTATTGCGACACTTCTGAGAGGCTCTTCGGGAACTTTTAAGAGGTAAACACAATCCCGCTGCAAACTATATAGTGCAAAGTAATCAACCTCGCTACTCGTGTATTTATGAGCCGAGCCGTTTTTGCAATGTCTCGTTGACGAAACCAAACTAAAAGTAACCTGACCGTCTTTACTTCCAACGGAAGTTTTAACTTGGATTTTCTGCAACTTGCCGTCAAATTCAGCAATCATATCAGCCCGTTCGTTATCTCCGAATGGGATATATACAGGGATTCCCAGCTCAACGAACTTTGCAAGAACTTTTGCCTCGCCGATATTCCCGATTCTTTTTGTGTTGATACGAAACACCTACTTCCTGCAAGAATGTATAAAGGGCTGCTCCAAGCAAGGAGCAGCCCGAAGTGTTTATTTACTGGAGCGGAATCCCGTAAGAACAACGAATGCCGTTTGTGTCACAGACGCAAACCAACTGTTCTGCCTTACCGAAAATTCGCTTTTGGACGCAATAATCGTCCATACCAAGGAAACTGCCAGCCATGACGGTTTTGACACCTTGGACTTCATCAATCTTGTTGTGATGCAAGTGACCGGAGAGCACGGCATATAACGGAACTCGTGCCATTGTCTGCAATGTTTGAACCTTGCCTGCAGAACCGTCAAAGTCCCCGTGAACACCACAATACATTTTCCCGCGAATGTTAATCAGATACATAGTGTTATCAATCTTGACAGCATCACTTGTCGTCCCGATAATCACATTCTCGAAATTTTGGAGACGGGCGCCAAGATACCACTCAACAATATCGTCCAACCGTTCACTGAGCAGCGCATCATCCTTATTTGGCGTAATACGGCTATGATTACCCGCAACGCTCACAAATGTGACTGTGGAGAAATGCTTACTGAGTTCGGCAACAAATTCGGCAATCAACTCGGATACGCCTTTGATTTGTTCAATCACATTCTCTTTGTTCGTAATAGCGATGGACTGGTGGATATTTCCACTAATAGCATCGCCGTTCGACCAGACAATGCAGTTCTCGCTTCCATGCGTTTCGGCAATAGCAATGATTCTGTCTAAGTAATGGCACATCATCTCGCGGCAGATATCAGAGTTATATGTATTCCAATGGTTATCGACGTTGGCTCCATAGTGGATATCATTCAAGCTAACCAGAAGGTCGTTATCGGACGGCTGGATATGGCATGGCTCGTATTCGAGTTGTGGCAAATTGCCGCTCTTTACTGCGTCCACAAGAATCTCATTCAGCTCTTCTTGCCGGGAACGCTCACGAATCAGCTTGTTAAAAGCATTGCGTTGGTCAAAGAACTTTTGACGTTCTTTGAGCAGCTCAATGCGTTTGCTATCCAATGCAGACAATGCGTCCGTGTCCTGAATAGTAGCTTCGCCATCCCGCTCGATGGCTTCGATGATGGCTTTCATGCCATACATTCTTTTGCGGACTTCGCTTGAGTTAAAACAGTTACCATCACCAAACAGACGCTCACTCAGTTCTGCGTAGTCATCGTCGATGGTGCGGTCAACCAGCTTACCAATTACGATGTCACGCATCTCTTTATAGCTTGCTGTGCTGGCTATGGTTTACACTCCCTTTCGTTTGTCGTGAACACGCTCCAGTCCACGCAAACTGCGGAGCAGCTTCATAGGAGCGCCATCCTCAACCATGTAGTAGTGGTGCCGTTTGGAATCTTGCTTCATCGTGCGAACGATATGAACACGAGGAAACTTCTCACGAATGGCTTCTTTTTCTGAGGCGGTAATTGCAATCACTTAAAAATCATCCTTTTCTTCAAAATAGTTTTATGTTTTGTCTTTTATCATTCATACATACACCCCATCAAACACGCCTCAAAGCATTGTGCCACAACGGTTTGATGGGGGTATTTATTTCTAACAATTCGAGTTTTATAATCAACTCTTTAAGGCGCTTCTACACCGCATTACTGCATTAACAGTCTGACGGGTCTTAACCTCGACAGCGCAACTGGGGCAATACTTCTGCGGGCGACCCTTTGCAGGTGACTGTGCTTTTACAGTCAGTCCACAATTCTCGCACTCGAAATATGCGCCGCCGTAATACTTGAGGTATTGATAACCGAGGTTCCTGAAATCTTGAATATGTATTGCCGTCTCACCGGCTTGAATGAACCGCACTTGAACATTCAGGTTGTCGATTTTTTTAGAAAAGCGAATGAACCCAGCATCACGCAGTTCGGCAAACATCAAACTCTGGCGCTTAATGGAGGTATTGATGTTCGCCATCTGCATAATCTCTTTGTCCGAAGTATTCACCCAACCATTGTTCCGGTCGGAAGCGGCGTCCCAATATTTTGCAACGCAGAGAAGCGTGAACGCCAACCGCCGGATTTGCTTACCTTCAAGCGTCTCAATCTTGGCGAGCTCTTCTCTGGTGATGTCCACACCGTCCAGACGGATGAGTGGAAACTTGCTTACGTTCTTTGCAACTTTATCAAGCATATCCGACCAATGAACAAGTGAAGCAGAAGGGTCACACTGTAGCATGAAGGAGTCGAGCAGACTCCGAATCTCCCTTTTGCTGTAGTGATTCTCGTAATAATACTTGGACACACGACTCAGTGTCTCAATCGGCTTTTTACCAAGGTCATGGTTGGCAATCATTTTTTCTGCCCAATCATATTCGTTAAGAACAATGCTCATAGCGTCCCTCCAATCATTTTTTGTTGTAATGAAAATCTGTCACCGCAGAAGAAGATATCCCCAGCGGGGTCAACCGTCGGGTAAGAGATAACCCCGTTATGCTTATCCAAGAGGTTCTGGATGATTTCGCCACCGCACATTTCCCACGCGAAGCGCTTGGTCGAGCTCTTCTTATAGCAAATATCCAGAACAATGTCGCATAGCACAAAGCGGTTGGAGCAAACGCGGGCACATTCTTGTTCGAACTCGGAGCGCATCTCAATCATGCGGGAGAACGTATCATACTCATCGACCCTCTCGTAGTTGGCAAAGACGGCATAACTGCGCAAGCGCTTGTTGTAGTTCTCGTAGAGTTTCAAGATGGCGTTGTACTGCGTTCTGCTATACTCAATGCCACTCTTCATCACGGTGTAGTCAAAGTCAACATCGGCATTGTGGCGACCAAGATAGCCATCGAACTCCTTCTCGAAGCGCTTGCAGATTCTGTTCATCACGCAGTCGTGGTTGCCCACTGGCATCCGGCTCTCATAGTAGCGAAGGAAATCTTTCTGCCGTTCGCTCAATTCGGAGCGCGGCATCTCCAGCATTTCATCAATCGTCATCTGGAACTCGCGCATGGCATTCTTGTTTGTGTTTTTTATGTATGTGTTATACTGCTTCATCAAAGCAGGGTAGATAATACGCATGAAGTATGGCTTCTTGTCTGCGACGAGACGCTGATAGAATCTGCGCCGTTCTGGGTCTTCGATTGTATTGGCGCTATGTCGGTCGTGCCACTCACGAGGCATCGGCTTGGCAATAATGCCTTTCGCTTTGTCGATGGCATTCTGCTGAAAAAGCTGTCCGCACTTTATGCGATAGTCAAGTTCCTCGTACTCCTTGGAACCCTTCTGGAACTGCGCCTGCACATCGAACATTGATGTAATCCAGTTTG